TAGATCAGCGTCAGGTGGTGCGAATGCGAGCGATTGCGGATGGTTATTTGACGCAGCGCTGTGAAATTGAGCAAGAGCAGATGTTGCTGGATGGTTATGGAGCGATGTTGCACAGCTGGCAGGTAGTTGCGAGTGATGTGCGATGCCGTGTGATCCAGGAGCGGCGAACAGGATCGCAGATGGTGGAGAGTGGCAATCAGGAAACCATGCGCGAGATGTACCGGTTGATTGTGCCGATGGGGGTTGTTTTGCGTGCGGATCAGCGGGTGCGTGTGGATGGTGCGTTGTATACGGTGGTCTCTGCGGAGGATGCGCTGACGGATGTGTTGCAGGCATCGGGGACGATTGTGCGGGTGCGAGAATGACTATTATCGGACTTGATACGGCGAAGCTGGAGGCGTTGATCCGAGATACGCCGGGGATGGTGGATGAGATTCTGGCGAGCGCGGCGAATGAGATTCTGGGGGATATTGTGAGCAGTTTCAACACATCTCCGCCGGGGAGGGCGTATAAGCGGCGGACGGTGGTGCATGTGGCGAGTGTGGCGAATTATCCGCCGAATGTGGACACGGGTGCGTTGCGGGCGAGCATGAAAGTGCGGCGGGTGCGGCGTGGGGTGTATCACGTGGAGGACGGGGTGGAGTATGGAATTTACCTAGAGGATGGGACGGAGCGGATTGAAGCGCGTCCGTTTGTGCGCCCGGTGTTTGATGAATGGCGGCGGCGGCGGTTTGCGGCGCTGGTTGCGCGTAAATATCGGGAGGCTGGATTAGGATGAGTGTAGGGGCGTTATATGAGATGCTGGCGACTAATTTGCGGGATGCTGGCATTTGGGGTGAGCGGGTATATGCGGATGTTGTGCCTGCCGGGGTAGTGCGCCCGTATGTGGTGTATTTTGTGGTAAGTGGGGGAGAGGACAACGTGCGGGGTGACAGGCGGGATGCTTCGTATGTAGTGACGATCAAATGTGTGGGGGAGCGGTTGGTGGATTCGTTGCAGGGTGCGCGGCAGTTAGTTGAGCGGTTGGATGATCACGGGGTGCAGGATCGAAGTGGGGTGTTAATTGACCCGGCTGGGTGGACGATCACGACGATTACGGCGGATCGGGCGGTGCATGTGGTGGAGCGCTTTGAGGGTGCGATACCGATATATCATGATGGGCATCAGTTTATTATTGTGATGGAGGCAGTTTGATGGCAACGGGAAACAGCAATAACGCATTTTTGAGTTTTGCCGGTATCAATGTGAGCGGGTACTGGACGGATGAGATCAGTTTTGAGCAGAGCGTGGAATCAGAGGATACCACGGCGGGTGCTGGTGCGACGCATGTGCAGCGTGCGGCGAAACTGGTTGACACGACGATGAGTTTTATGGTGGTGTATGACGGGTCGGCTCTGGCGAATTATCGTGCGGCGCTAATCCCGGGGACAATCGGGATTTTGGTCTGGGGTCCGGAGGGTAATGGTGCTGGAAAGCCAAAATTTGAGGGCAGTATGTTGTTGACCAGTGTAACGGGACCGACGCAGAGCATTGACAAGAGCAAGCAGATGCTGGAGTTGAGTTTTGAGCAGGCGGCGGCGCCGGTGGGCACGATTGCTGGTGGGCATACCTTCGGGAGTTAATGATGGCGAGGGTACGTTTTAATTTCGGGAATGTGACGCGGCGGTGGATGCGTGAATGGCGGCAGGTGACTGGCGAGATCATGCAGATCGGGGTTTTGCTGAACACACCGGCGCGGGCTGATCTGACGGTGGAGGAGATGCGGACGCTGCAGGTGGGCATCGCTGATGCTACGGGGCGTTTGGACGGGCTGGAGGCGCAGCGGGACAAGCTGCTGGCTGAGGTGCTGGTGGAGGTGCCGCGGGAGTGGTTAGCGGCATCTGCCCCGGAAAAGCTGGATTGGAGTGATCCGGCGAGTTTGGATTGGGTGTTGTTTGATAAGTACGAGCAGCTGATGGTGGCGATGGTGGACGCGAGGGCGGACTCAAAAAACTAGCTGGGGCATACGTCATGCACGTGAAGTCGCCGGGATCGGTGGTATTTGAGGGCGACGAAGAAGAGCGGATAGAGCGGGCGCAACTAGCATTATTGTTGCACAAGTTGCCCAGTGAAATTGACGCGATGCCCCTGAGAGATGTAGAGGATGTGCTGGCGATCTACAATGCGAATCAGGAAATACAAGGGTGGTCGGGAAGCCGACGCCGGAGGTGAGGGTAGATGGCAACGCAGGTAGCGAGTTTATTTGGTCTGCTGCAAATTGATGATACTGACTGGCAGAGGAAGCTACAGGGCGCGAACCGCGGGATTGGTGATCTGGGGACGCGGCTGCAGAATCTGGGGCGGAATATTACGATTGCTACGGCACCGCTAGCGGCGGGGCTGGGAGCATCGGTGGTGGCTGCTGGTAATTTTGAGAGCAGTATGACAAATGCTGCGGCAGTACTGGGGTTATCTGCGGATGAGATGGCGGCTTTGAATGCGCAGGTGTTGCGGATCGGGAGAGCATCGCGGCAGGGACCGCAGGCGGCGGCTGAGGCGTTTTACGACATTGTGGGCGGTGTGGCGGATGCTAGCACGCACATGGCGATTCTGGAGGCAGCAATTGGCACGGCTGAGGCGGGGAATGCTGATCTGGGAGGGACGACGAATGCGCTGATTGCGGTCATGAACTCGTATGGGTTCAGCGCGGAGGATGCGGCATACGTGAGTGACGTGCTGACGCGGACGGTGGGCGTGGGCGTGGGCACAATGGACGAATTCGGCGGGGCGCTGGGGATGACGGCGGGGTTAGCAAGCAGCCTGGGGATCTCGTTTGATGACCTGGGCGCGATGATGGGTTTCATCACCACGCAGGGCATGAGTGCAAGCGAGGCAGGGACGCAACTGACGGCAATGATGACGAGCCTGCTAAATCCGAACGAACGGATGAAGGCGGCGCTATCTGAGCTAGGGGTGGAGAGCGGAACGGCGGCGATCCAGATGTACGGGCTGGATGGGGTTTTCCGCGAATTGTCGGGGAGGAGCGGGACATTCCAGAGCGAGATGGCGGGAGCGCTGGGAAGCGTGGAGGCGCTGCGCGGTGTGACGGCGCTGGGGAATAACAGCGCGGTAGCGGCGTTGGCGGCGTTTGAGGATGGGCTGGCGGGGGCGATGGAAGCGGCGCGTAGAATCCAGATGCAGTCGGCGGCGGCGCAGTTTGACCTGCTGAAGTCGCAGATGAGCGGGTTGTCGATTACGATCGGGACAAAGATACTGCCAGCACTGAATGATCTGATTAAGCAGATTGTGCCGGTGATTGAGAAAATTGGAGAGTGGGTGACTGCGAATCCGGAAGCGATGCGGTCGCTATTGCTGCTAGTGGGGGCTGCAGTGATTGCAGGTCCGATAATCACTGTTCTGGGGGGTGTGATTGGTGCATTGAGCACGGCGGTGGGAGTGTTGACGACGGTTTTCAATGCGAACCGTGTGGCGATGCTGGGGAAGATGATTGTGATGGCATCGTACCGGTTGCAGTTGTTGGCGGTGCAGGCGGCGACGTGGCTGGCACACGGGGCGCAGCTGGCGTTTAGCGCGGTCGTGGGGGCTGGTACGATCATTATGGGGGGGCTGACGGGCGCGCTGGGGCTGGCAAAAGTAGCACTTGGTGGGCTTGCGACGCTAATGCTGACGACGGTTGGTCCGATATTGGCGATTGGTGCGGCGATTGGTGGGGTGATTGCGAAGATTATTGAATTTAACAATCTGGTAGGGGCATCGCGGGATGCGGCGGCGACAGTGGTGCAGCGTGAGATGGCGGCGGGGAATCTGACGCGGGCGCAATTGGATGAGCGATCATTTAATGCTCTGGCGTCGAATTTTGGTGGCGGGGTAGTGGGAGATGTGATTGCGCGGTTGTTTTATAGCAATGTGAGTGATGCGCTGGTAGCGCGTGCGGATGGGGGACCGGTTGCGGGCGGGATGCCGTATGTAGTGGGGGAGCGGGGTCCGGAGTTGTTTGTGCCGCGGGGCAGCGGGACGATTGTGCCGAACGAGGGGATGGGCGGGATCAGCGTAGGGAATTTGACAATTTATGCGAATGACGCGGCGGGCGGGCGTGCGGCGGCGGACTCGTTTGAGGCGCAGATGGTGGCACTGAGGAGGGCGCGTGGATAGTTTGCTGAGATTTGGTGCCGGGAGTGAATTGTATCAATTTGACGTGAGCAGGCAGATTAGCTTGCGGGATAATTTTCGGGATGTGGTGCCACGAACGACCAGATTGCCGGGGGTTCATGGGGGATTTGACGATCTGGGATGGGGGCGTGCGCCTGGTGAGATCGGCAATGTGCAGGTGGCGTTCTGGATTATTAGGGATACCCCGGCGGAGATGGCGGCGGCGCTAGCAGCGGTGGGGCGGATGGCGAATTGGGGGGTGAAGCGGCTGTATAAGCAATCGATGGATGGGACGCGGCGCGAGATGTTTTGTGAGGCGCGGGTGAACAGCATTGATTACACGCAGAGCGCGAGTAATTTGCCACATGAGCGGCAGCGGGTGGTGGTTAATTTTCAGGTGGCGACGCCTTACTGGTATAGCTATCCGTTTGATGTGCGGTATATGAATAGTGGGTTTACGATGCTGAGCGGCTTGCAAATGTCCGGGTATTTGCCGCAAATTATTACGGGGAATCAGCAAATTATTGTGAATGTAGCGGGAAATGCGCCGGTATTGCCGGTGATACGGATTAGTAGTGGGAAATTTAGTGGGACGTGGAATTTCGGGGATGCCGGAATTTTTTTTGATGGTGTGGGATTATATTTTGACGGTAGTACTGTGGGGACGGTTGCAGACGTGCAATTGCGGCGAATTGATGTGGATACGGGCGCGATTACGCATGAGATTGCGTGGGACGATGTTATTGCGCAGGATGATCGGTTGGTGATTGATGTGGGTGGGTTGCGGGTTGTGCATGAGGATGCGACGCAGGGCAATGTAGATGGGTATGTTGATTTGCGTGTAACGCGGGCGACGTGGATGGAATTGATGCCGGGTGTGAATGTGATTGAGATTAGTGGGACGTGGACGGGATCAATTGCGGTATTTATTGAGTATCTGGAGGCATGGCGATGACAACGAATTATCATACTCCGCACGTGAGTGGGGATGCATTGACTGCGGCGGAATTGAATCAGGTGTATAGCGATTTAGATGGTGCAATTACTGCAAATGCAGCAACGGCGAGTACGAATCTGGAAAATGCGATTAACGGGACGACTTCGATCACACAATTGCGTTTAGGGAGAACGACGCTGACGATTGCGAGTGGTGCGATTAGTGTGACGCGATCGAGCCATTTTATTGATACGGAGGGGGCGGCGGCGACGGACGATCTGGATACGATCAATGGCGGGACGGATGGGGATGTGCTGGAGCTATATATAGTTAGTTCTGCCCGTACTGTGAATTTGCGCCACAATATTGGCAATATCCGCACGGTGACGGGCGGGAATATTGAGATGGTTGGCTTTCAGGTGGTGCAATTGCGTTTTGTATCGAGTTTTTGGCTGGTTGTGCCGGATGCTGGTGTGATGACGCGAGATGGGGAAGGCGCGGCGGCGGTGCGATTGCGGGATGTGACATTGCCGGCGGGGGCATTGGCAATGAGTGCGGGTGTGGGCAGATTGAGTTTTGTGCCGGGGATGGATGTGCGCAATTGGTTTGCGTGCCGGGCGGCTGGTGCAAGTGTCGACAGTATTGGGGCGGGTACGATTACAACGGCGAATACGCCTGCGAACGCAAATGATGCGAGTGATACTTATGTGACGATGCCAACGACTGCCAGTAGCGGGAATGCTGGTGGTATTGTGACGGCATTTACGATGGTGAGACGGGCACATAATCCGATTATGTATGCGATTGTGAAGACACCAGCGGATATTACGAGCGTGCGCTATTGGATCGGGCTGGGGAGTGCGGCGGTGACCAATGTGGACAGCATTGCGGCGGGGACGAGTTTTGTGGGCTGGCGATTTAGCACGGTGGCTACGGATACGGGATGGCGACCGGTGACGATGGATGGCACGACGCAGACGACGGCGGCGGATATTGGAACGGTGGCGGCGAGTACGCGCTATGTGCTGCGGATGCGGGTAAATGATGTGGCGGGGAAAGTGTTTTTTAGCGTGAATGGTGGTGCGGAAGTAGAGGCAACTGCGACATTGCCAGCATCTGCGACTGATCTGGGGGTGGTGGTACGGGTGTTTAATCAGGTGGCGGCTATCCGGCAGATTAATTTGAGCCGGGTGTGGGTGGAGTACGATTAATGACAACAAATTATCATACTGCAATTGTAACGGGAGCACCGGGAACTGCTGCAACGGTGAATGCGCCGTTGGGAGATTTGGATCAGGCGATTACCAATATTGTGAATGGTGTGACGACTATTCCGGTGAGCGCAATTGGTACAGGAACGTTTCGATCTGGAACGTTTGGTTTTACGGGATCAGCGACTCCATTAACAATCTCGAACAGTGGCGATACGGCAACAGTTGATATTTTTTCGTATCGTGATAGTGCTGGCACAAAGGCGCGTATTATGGGGCGAGGGGCACGCGGGACAAATGCAGCGCCTACAGGGTTATTAAATAATGATGCAATTGCCACTATTTCATGCAGAGGGTATCACAGTAGCGGGAATTGGAGTGGTGAAACGGGCATCATTATTTTTGAGGCTGATGAAGATTTTACTAATATCGCGCAGGGTACGCGAATTGGATTCAATACAACAGCAACTGGAGCTACCAGCAACACACGGCGAATGACCATCAAGAGTAGTGGGAATGTGGGAATTGGTACGACGGTGCCGGGTTATCTGTTGCATGTGCAGGGGACGGGATATTTTAACAGCCATTTAGAGATTGATGGCGACATTAACCATGATGGCAGCAACATCGGATTTTATGGATCTGCGCCGGTGGCTAAAGCGACGGTGACGGGTAGTAGAGGTGCTAATGCAGCGCTGGCGAGTTTATTGACGGCGCTGGCGAATTTAGGGTTGATTACGGATAGTTCTACATAACATAAGGGAGATGGGAATGGATCGTTTTACTGAGATTGCAACGGGATTGATTAGCGAGGATGTGTATCAATTGGCGTTGAGTGGGCTGGGGACAAATCCTAGCCGCGAGGATGTGATTGCATTTGCTGCTGGTGTTTTTATGGATCAGGAGCGGCGGCGGGTGGCGGGGCATGCGGTGGATGCGCTGGTTAAGCTGCGCGAAATCAGTTTATCGGAACAGAAGGCGGGATTAGAAGAGTTGCTGGCTGGTGTGGGGGCGTTATTCGGGGTGGCTGTGCCTGAATTGCCGGTGGAGGATAGTAGCGCGAATGAGTGAGTATGAGCGGTTGAAACGTGCTCAGGAGATGTTGGAGCAGATGGCTCGTGATCTGGGGGTGCGGCTAGAGATTACGCAGCAGGTGCGGCGGGTGGATGATGGTAGTTTGATTGTTGTGCCGCAGGTGAAATTGGAGCTGGTAGAGGGCTGGGAAATGCCGCAAAGATAGGGCGGCATACTAGGTGCGATAAATACCCCGTGGAG